TTGCTACAATTAGGTACAAAGTGTTTTCTAATAAATCAATATTAAGAATTGTATCATTGTTAGATAGCTCGTAAAACGACCAAGCTGATAAAGCTTTTTTAGCTCTTGTTATTGTTGTTTCACCAGCAGTAAAATACCATCGGTAAACATAAATTCTATTTACATCCCCTGAAGTAATTGCATAAAGTGAATCTTCAGAATTAGATGCAACCATTGTTTTTACATTATTCGGAATATATTGAGGAACGTGAGCTGTAATGTTTGCAGCATTCTTTGTAATATTATCTTCGTCTACAAAGTATTCTCTTACGTTTGTGAATGCACCTTTTCTATATGCAAAATAAACATTATTACCAGCTCCCACAGGTTGCACATTTGTATCAACTTCAAACTCTGTAGTTGCGGTAATACTAATTGTTTCTGGTGTTAGATTGCCATTAGATTCTAAAATAAATTGTGTCTTGTCTGAAAAGAACAATAAACTTTCATTATAAGGTATAACTCTTTTCAAAATAGAAACACTAGTGTGACTAACTGTTACATCTATAGGTGAATCATCTAGTAAAGCTGTAACTGTACTAGGAAAGAAATTAAAAAAATCACCAGCTCGACTAAAGATTACATTTTCATCAGATATAAAGCCAAGTCTATTTTTATGAAAGAAAACACCATTAATAGTTTGTCCTACAAAACTTGGATCAGGAGCTGAGTCTAAGTCTCCTACAGTTCTGTCATCATAAGTCGCTCTATCAAAAGTAAATGAACCACTAGACAAAGCAAGTTTATGTGGCATTGTTGTATTATTTATTTGAAACGTAATGCCTGGCTTTACAGTTTCCTCATAGTCACCTCCAGTAGAGGTGGCCTTTACATAGTACTCATCAAACTCGTTACTAGGGTCACCTATAATTTTAAAAATATCTCCAACACTTAAACCTGAAGTTGGAAGTTGTGAGAACTGGTTTTTTTCATCAGTAATACTTCCTGGTGTAGTAGAAGTATTCATGGTAACTGTTGTTTTTTTATTTATAATAAAAGTAAAATCAGCAACAGTTAAAAATTCTAAATCAGTTGAGGGGTTACTACATACTAAATAACTAGTGCCATTAGGTGTGTTTACAGTAACAGCATTACCATTTAAATCATAAGCAACGATAGATGCAGTCGAATTATCACTAGTAACAACAATTATATATTGATTACTTGTATCCCTGTTTACAACATGAATAGCTGCATTACTTAATGATGAAGATGAAATTTTTGCCACATGTTCTGTTGGTGGCCTTTTAAGTAAACCATCAACAACTGAACTAACTCCATTAATTTGACTATCACACTGTGTAAGTTGTCTCAGTGTAGCTGGTTGTTGTGAAACACCATTAATTAAATTTGGTATTGATGTACTGACTAAAGGCATTGGTTACCTCAAGGCTCGTCTTAGTACACCCCTGTTAACAATCTTACGAGTGGTAAAGTTGTCATTAAGTACATTGTAATCCTGTGTTTGAGCTTCTATTTGTTCAAAGTATAATAGAGCTTCATTCTCATCAGCTTGAGTAAATCCTGATAAAGTTTGCGATCCTAATATTCTATTTTGAAATCTTCGTGCAGATTTAACTGTTATGTATCTTCTTACATGTTGAGGTAAATCTGTAAATTCTAAGAGTAAAACCATAGTAACAAAAAGAGTACCAGTAAAAGTTGTAAAACTTCGTTGTCCTCTATCATATAACCTTGTTCCTCTTTGTACAACATCAGTTTGTATTGATTGACCAGTAGTATCTACACTAACACAATTAACAGGTAAATCTATTTCTCCATTTGTATTAGGAGTAATAGGAAAATTTATTTCTGTATTACAATGTAACCCTCTAGATTGTATTTCTACATTTGTTTCATCTAAAATACTTTCAGCAATAGAAACGTCAGCAAGAGTTGCATCATCTAAAGATGAAACTGGAGCTTCACCTATTGATGCAAGCATAATGTTTACAGCTTGTATTTTACTAGTCGGTGTTAATGCCATTTAATATTCCTAAGTTAAAAAAAGGAGCACCATTACGATGCTCCTTAGTTTTAGTTTTATTTTTTAGCGCAAGCATATGCATTGATTTCAAGGCCAATAGCAATAGCTTGAACTTTTGGTTTAGTCCAAATCGCCATATTATATTTCTCCTATAATTAAGCAGTTTGAATTTGAACAGCAGCTTCAGGTCTAAGAACACCATGACCAGCAGCATATTTTGCTACCATTAGTGTACCTTGTCTTCTGATGTCATATTCTGACTCTACTGCAAGATCCATTAATTTAACTGTACCCACAGAAGATGGGTGTGCAATAATGGCCACTGTATTTGCAGCCGCAGCTACCTGTTGTCCATTAGCACCACCAGCATCGACACCAGTGCCAGTAACATTGGCAGTTGGTAGATGAGGTACTTTAATTAAATTAATACCAGCTAACTGAGGAACTTGTCCTGTTGCAATTGAACCTTGACCTGAAAAGTCAACATTCACAGCATTCGTAGCATTAGCTAAAAGATAATATTGTTCTGGTTTTAAATAACAATATCTGTCTTCCGCTGGTACATAGTTGTCATCCAAAGTTTCGGCTGCTGAGAAAATACTAGCAATTAAAGATGTTGCATTGGTATTCGCATCTGCATCAGTTATAACTGTTCCTGATGGATAACTTGTATCACCAACATTAGCTGTAGATTCGTTTGCAGCAGCAACCATCATTTGTAAAACGTGCTTATCCATTTGGAAAGCAAGTGCTCTACCCATCTCTTGTGAGTAGATAGATCTTACATCATAATGATTTTTTGCTTCATCGATATTAGCAATGAAGTGATGTGATATTAATAGGTCATTGATTTGAATAATTTTCTCGTTGTGGTTCAAATCTGTACCTACGATTTCAGCTCCAGGGGTGTGATAAGAAGCACTTGATCTCCCCATTACGGGAAATTGCGCCGATTTTCCACTGGGTATTTGCCTGACAAGATGTTTGTCCATTGTTACGGCAGTTCTTTCAAATGATTCCATAACCTCACCACTGAACACTTTAAGAAATAAAGAGTTTGCATTAGCATAGTTACTATCATTTGCATTAACTGCGCCTAGTCTTGAGACTGTTGCATTAGTCATGTTTTATCTCCTTGATAAAATAAGTTAATATAAATGTTTTCTATCTACACCTTACTTTGCAAAAGTATTCTCCTCGGAGAGTTTTGTTCGTTTTGGTTTTGATTAGAGTTTGGAACGAGCCAACTTATCTTGAACTTCTTGTTGATAAGCTGGATCTTTACGATACTCTGGTTTTGCCATGTCAGCAGTGACTTGACTCCAGTTATCATATCCGACTCCAGTGGATACAGCAGATTTACCACCAACTAGGGATGGGTCTGTGCCCTCTGAACTTGTATATCTAGCTTTTAAACCTTGTACTGCAAGATTTATTTGAGCTACATCAGAACTGTTAACAGCAATGTTGAAAGCATTTACTTCATCTTTAGATAAGCTATCTTTTGCCCAGTTAACCATTTCTGTATATTGTTCTTTACCACCCACACTATTGTAGACTTGGTTTTGAACATTTGTAGCTAAAGCCTGCTGACCAGCAATGTACTGGTCAACGACATTTCTTGGTATGCCTTTTTGTTCCATCTCAATGTAACTTGAGTCGGAAAGACTACCATTAGTATTATATTCATTTGAATATTTATTAAAATCCAAACCAACAGACTGCAATGCTTCTTCTGCATTTTCACCTTGTATTTCTAAAGTATCATCTTTGGATTGTTCTTTAGGTTGTTCTTTTGGCTCTTTTGCTGTTTGTTCAGCTTGTTTTTGTGTAAGCTTTGTATATTCACCTTGAAGTGAGTCATAAGCTTTTGCTAAGTCTTCTGGTGACTTAAACTTTTCTTGTAACCACTCAGGTCGTTCTTGTGTTGTTGCTTCTTCCTTAACTTCTTCTTGAGGTTTTTCGGAAGTAGTCTCTTCTGATTTTATTGTAACTGTTTCAACCATGATTAACTCTTTACAATAATTGAGCCTTGAGCATTACGATACTTTTTACCTGGTTCGGCAGTTTGTGCATTCCATAATGGTAGGTCTTCAATTTTTAGTTCTTTAGTCTTGGTTTCTTCTTTTGGATTATCCTTATCACTAAGGGTCTTACTCAGTTTCATTTGTAGTTCCTTGTTGTTGTTGTTGCTGGAGATTTTGAGCTGAAGCTTTAGCATATTCTTTTACAGCTCCAGGTGCAGCTTTCTCCATAGCAGAATTTAACATTTGTTGCTGCATAGCTTGCTGTTGTTGTTGAACTTCAGCAGCTAATTGTTCATCAGTTTTAATTAGACCTGACGTGTCTATTCCATGACCAGTAGCCAATCTAGTTATTAAATCACCAAAGTCAACTCTTTGAATTGTTTCTGGATTAGCTTGAGCTAGTTGAATAACATCTGTCATAAAGGTTCTAAGCTTATTAAGATCATTACCTCTACCAAGAGCTTCAATACCAGTTATAATTACTGGTGCTACTTTGTCTTTTGGAATCTTTGGTATCTTACCACTTGCTGACATTCTTTGCATAAGAATATTAACAATAGGTAATTGCATTTCTTGAGATAGAATAGAGTAAACACCACCCAGTGCTGTCTCTAATTCTTGAGCCATATATCTAATTTCTTCAGCAGTGACTCTTTCAGCTTTTCTTTGTATTGCAGAATTAAGTAAGAAATCAAATGCTAGTCGTTCTTCAATTCTTGTAATAGCTTGAAGAGACACTTGCATGTCTGCCCTTTTTTCAGTTTGTAAAACTCGTACATCATCAGGTTGACCAGTAATCACTGCACCATTCTCAGCTTCAGCTATGTCTCTTTTTCGTGTGGTAGCATTAGGCCTTACTAAGAACACAACTTTAGATGTGGCAGCAGCAGCTTCAACCATTGCTTCAGTCAAACCCTCAAGACTTTTTAAGTCTCCTATAAATTCTTCACAATAACTTCTACCATAATCTTCATTATCTATTCTAACCATTCGTAATGGTATAAAAGGTAAAAGTTCTTTTTTGTATCTTCCTTGTGATTTAGGAATAATTACATCTTTAACTTCTTGTTGCACATTATAGAAGTCACCATCTTTTCTAACAACAGTAAACACTTCAACGTCTTCATCTTGATTTTTAATATCAGCTTGCTGCCTTATTTCTTCATCAAGTGACATTGGCGAAACCATTTCTTTTACAATGATCTCTAGTATCTCGCCTTGTGGATCTCTTTTTACACCAAAAGAATGTAGAGGAAAAACTCTTAAACTACCTTTTTTAGGTAAGTGTAACAAAACATTACCAGCTACAATCAAATGTTTTAAAGCTTCGTAAATCGGCACTCTAATAGCTGAGTTTTCAACTTCAGCTTGTATTTCTCTTTCTATGTTAGCGAGTGTATCTTCTACTTTTGTTTTTAAACCAGGTTGATTAATTAATTCTTTTTTAGTTTTTGAGTCAACAGACAATCTAAAAAAAGGACTATTAGGTGGAAACAATAAAAGCAATAGCTTACTTGCTAGATTATTAACACCTCTTGATCCAACAGATTGATAAGGTTGATATAAATCGTTACTATAAGTAAACCCCTCATAAGGCAATAAGGAAGGTATAGTTAACTCAGCACACTCTCGTGCTCTATCTAAATAAAGTTCTCGTTCTGTTACTAACTTTTCGTATCTGCCTGATGCACTCATTCTAATTAGGGATGTTTAAACCTGATCCACTGCCATAAGAACCACCCAAGGCTGTA